GATTACCTTAGACGACCTAATGACCTACATCAACATAGCCACAGCAGTAGTTGCCGTGGCTTCAACCATAGCAAGCATGACGGATACACCAAAGGACGATGAGATCATTGGTAAAGTCTATAAGGTGCTTAACGTCTTTGCGTTGAACTTTGGTAAGTTTAGGAACTAACTATGGCAATGGATACTCTTTGGAACTTACTCCTTAGCGGTGCATTAGCTCTAGTGGGGTATCAATTTAAAGTTCACATCCAAGACCTCAAGCGTGTTGAACTCCTAGTGAACAAAACACGTGAGGAAGTTGCTAGGGACTACGTGACTAAGGCTGAAGTCCATGCCGACATCAATAGAGTCCTAGACAGACTTGAGAGACTTGATGAGAAACTAGATAGGATGCTTGAGAGGAACAAGTGATGCGCTACGTGCTACTGGTTAGCCTTTTGTTTGCTTTAGTAGCACAAGCACAGAACGAACAAATAGGTGACCTAAATAGTGCCGAGGTTAACACCAACAGCACAGTCAATAGTAACAACAAGACGGACAACAAGACATACAACGGAGCAGGAAGCTCAGGGATGCCGGTGACAACTGCCGTTGCTCCATCACTTATGTCCTCTGGTAACGATAGTTGCCTAATGTCTCAGACAGTGGCTACACAGTTGTTTGTCTTTGGTAGCTCAGGTGGTAGATACATACAAGACCCTGAGTGTAACCGTAGGAAAGACGCAAAGACCCTAAAGGAACTTGGGTTAACTATTGCTGCAGTAGCCGTCATGTGTACGGACAGAACAACGTGGAGGTCAATGTTCATTAGCGGAACACCCTGTCCCATGATAGTAAACGCTAGGTTAGTGGTTGGTCGTGTTGCTTACACAGCAATGCGCCAGAACCCAGAGTTATACATTCCAGACTACAACGAAGACAAATACTATTATGATGCCGTCTTAGGTATTGGCAAGGAGACAACCAGTGAACAAATTGATAGCGACTCTAAGCGTAGTATTAGTGAGCGTTTCAGGACAAGCGTCAACCCTTGATGACCTAGTGAACACCTCAGGTTCTATTGTCAATACATTTGACACGGGTATCAAAGCTGTCGCAGGTATGCAAAGCTACTCAAATGTTGGTGGTATTGCTCCAGACGGAACTGTGAACGGTGGTATTATTACTCAGGAACAAGCTGATGCTTACAACTTAGCTTTGAGTAACCTCAACACCACAGTGACAGCTCAGGCTTACTTTGATGCTCAGGCTGAGTCTGCACGTCAAGACCTAGACACAGCCATTAGTAGCTTCGTAGGAGCTGCAGGGGCAATCATAGAGGTTACCGTAGTTAACAACATGGCCAGTGAAGCACAAGCCTCTGGAGACACTGCACAGGCCGCTGACGTTGAGGCTTACGTTACGGAAAACAACGTAACTTTGGAAACTCAGGAACTTGACGCATACAATGAAGCACTTACAAACGTTGAAGAGGTGGCTCAAGCCACAGCAGCTTTTACAGCCGTTGCTCTTAATGCAGACTTGGTTGCTGCTGCAGACCAAGCAGCTCTGGACGCAGGGGCAAGTTATTCCTACGCCAATGAAGCGTACTTTGATAGTGCTAGTGGTATTGTATCTGTTGACTTTAGTAACTCTGTTGCTTCAGTACAGTTAGACGTATTGTCTTACTTTAAGACTGTTGATGAAGTATTCCTTGAAGGTGAACAAAATAGTTTTTATCTTACTAGCCCTACTGCTAACCCATGCTTCTTTGAAGCTCCTGAGTTATACGAGCAGTGTGCAATTGACAACAACTTGGTGTTTTAATGTCAGGCAAACGTACTACAGACAGCATTGACGACCAGATACAAATGGTCAAGGAAGGCATAGGTAACACTATGCGTAATGCATATATTGCTGCAGCAATCACTATTGTATCTACGGCGTCGGGTGGCATATGGGCAGCCTCAGAACTCTTTGGTCGCTTTAACGCACTTGAGGCTAACGTTGATGCTGCATTAGGTGCTGCAGATGTAATCAATGAGAGAGCCAATGGTCTTGCTGAACGACTTAAGGTCATGGAACAACAAATGCAGGACAATGACGTAGGCCAGCTACAGGGTCGCCTTAGTGAACTAGGTACAAACCTTAAGACCATCATGGACAACCAAGTTCAACTATTGGCTCTGAAGGACAAAGTAGCTGACGTTGAGAAACTAACCAGTGAGAATAACATTACTGTTACTACAAAAGTGGAATCTCTAGGTGACGTAGATAAACGCGTAACACGCATACAGACAGAGATTAATGACATTTGGAAGGCTATGGATGCGTTAAGCAATCCATTGAAGTAACGAAGAGGTTGTTATGTGGAATTTATTAATAGCTCCTTTGGCTGACCTTGCGAAGCAACACTTTGCAAATAAAGCTGAAGAGAAACAAGCTAAACATCAGGCAACCATTAAGCGTATTGAAGGCGAGCAGTCTTGGGATGAAACTCAGGCAGCTAACTCAGGTAACTCTTGGAAGGACGAATGGTTTACCTTGGTGCTTAGTGTACCTCTTATTGGTGCCTTCTTTCCAACTGTAGTTCCATACATTGAGGAAGGCTTTAGAGTGCTTGACGGTATGCCTGACTTTTACAAAGGTTTCCTAGGTGCAGCAGTAGCTGCTTCCTTTGGTATTAAAGCATTAAGTAACTGGGGTGGTAAATAATGGGTTTGGTCAACTTAGACGGTAGTCCTCTTAATTTTACAGCAGTTAACCCGTTGTCTACAGGTCAACAACAGCAGAACACACTTCCTGACTATAGTTGGATGACTCCTGCAGCACAGCCTATGTTTGAAACAGCTCCTGTGGTTGACTTGGGTATTGAAACTATTCAACCTATTGAAACTGTCGTTGACCCGTTTGCTGATACTACTGTAGACGCAGCTCCTGTTTATGACACCCCTACCTATGTAGCTATAGGGCAAGACGAACAGTTGATGGGTAGTGACCTTGATACTATCTGGGGTAACTTACGCTCTAATGAAAACCAATACGCCAACACCTATGGAGGCTCTGAAGCAGAGCAACGTATGGCGTACTACGCAGACCCCACTGGTTACGATGCGGGTATTCGGGATTTAACCAGCGGTATTCGCCAAGGTGAGCAGGATTACTTAGATTGGGCTACTGAGAATGAAGTGTCAGCTTTTAATTACACAGGTGACCCTAACAAGTTTCAAGCTGAAAAAGTATTCTTAAACACCACTGATTTATCAAAAGACCAAGCAATGCGTTTGTTTCAGTTGCAAGACCCTGAGATGTACAGTTACTTGTCAAGCAAAGGTTCTTGGGTTGACTCCGATGGTGGTGTTCGTTTTGAGTGGGATAACCCTAGCTTTGCTGAACAGTACGCAATTCCATTAGCTAACCTTGCCTTAAGCTTAGGAAGCTTAGGCACTGGCGGTGCTTGGAATCTTGCTAATACAGCAATAAGCTTAGCTACTGGTGAACTGTCAGTAAAGGACTTCATCAAGCAGGTGGCAATAAACATCGCCGCAGGTGAACTTGGGGATATGTTGGGTGAAGCAGCAGCTACCTCAGAAACCTATAAGATGGTCAGAGACGCTGTGTCGGACGTCACTGGTTTAGACACACTTAGCACCGAAGCTATCCTTAATGATGTAGCAGGTAATGTTGCCGTTGGTAACACAGACTTAGAGAGTATTGCTGTAAGTGCCATTGATACATACAATAAAGCCAATGCCCCTGTGGCTGAATCTAAAGTAGAGGCTCAACAACAGCAAACATTAGTAGACCCTAATGCAGGTCTTTTATTTACTACTGGTTCAGACGCTCGTGCACCTGTGGCTAGTATTGAGACTGCGCCTTTAGTTGATGACCCTCTGGGTACTACTGAGGCTGCACAAAACTTTGTAGCAACTCCAGATGTAGTACCAGAAGAAACTGTTGTTACTGATGTAGCTTCACCTTCAGGTATGCTTACAGACACTACCGCACCTACACTAAGTTATGACAAATGGTATAACGAAGTTAACTCTCTAGGGGAAGTTCAGTATCTAAAAGACGCTAACGGCAATACGGTCGAAGGTGTCTATGTTAAAGATGGTAAGATAGTTGCAGACCCCTTGCTTAACGATCAAATGAGCGCAGGGTCTAAGTTATTGTTGGAAGAGTACGTCCCTGCAATGCAAGAGAAATTAGACAGTGGTGAGCTATTTACAGGGTCAACTGTTGAAGTATCAGCAACTGAGCATTCTAAAATTGCTGACATGGTTATGGATGAAACAACCTATTTAGATAACCTAAGTGACTTGTTTACACCGATTGATAAGCCAGAAGAGGTTGTCGTCACAGCGCAGCCTGAGACTCCACAAGACACTACTTATGATTTAGCTGAGACTTCTCCTTTAGATTTACAAGACCCCACGTTGGTCTTTACACCCCCTACGCAACCAGAGCCTGTAGAACCTACGCCTACAGAACCTACTCAAGACACAGGAGGTCAACAAGGAGGTCAACAAGGAGGTCAACAAGGAGGCGGCATGATGCAACCTACTGTACCAACTCCAGTAGAACCTGCTCAACCACGGCAACCAGAGCCTACGCAACCAACACCAGTTGACCCTACTAAGTCAGAAGAATACAAGGCTTTACAAGGTGACCTAGAAAAAGCCAATGAAGCTAAAAGTGGACTTGAGTCAGAACTAGAAGACACCAAAGCTGCTTTGGATGACGCTAAAGCTGAGTACGATAACTTGCTTGATAAGTCCAGTGATGAAGCTAAAGGTTTACAAGAAGACATAGACGCACTTGAGTTAGGTTTAGAGGGTGTACAGTCAGACCTTGATGCTGCCAATGCTACTGTCTCTGCTAAACAAGGTGAACTAAACGTAGCTAAAGAAGACTACGCAGCTCTACAGGAACAAGGTAAAGCAGATGTAGCTGAAGCTAAAGCTGAAGGTGAAAAAGCCGTAGAAGCTGCTAAGGCTGAAGGTGAACAAAACGTCAAGGACGCTGTAGCTGCAGGTGAACAAGCCGTAGCAGACGCCAAAGCCGAAGGTGAGCAAGCTGTTAAAGACGCAGTAGCTGAAGGTGAAGCCGCTGTTAAAGCTGCAGAAGCTGAAGGTGAAGCTGCTGTTAAAGCTGCTAAAGAAGCTGCAGACAAAGCTGTAGCAGACGCCAAAGCTGCAGGAGAGAAGGCTGTCAAGGATGCTGAGGCTAAGGCTGCTTCAGATGCTAAGGCTGCTAAGGAAGCCTCTGACAAAGCTCTAGCGGACGCTAAAGCTGCAGGACAAGCTGCTGTAGATGCTGCAGTTGCTGCAGTTGCTGCAGGTATTGCTGCTGCAGGTGAAGCAAGAGCTGAAGGATTTGGAGAAGGTAAAGAAGAGGGATATGGTGAAGGTTATGGCGAGGGTCTTGGAGAAGGTAAAGCCCAGGGATATGGTACTGGGTTATTAGCAGGACAACAAAGGGCAGGTGGTCAGGCATTTACACCATACACAGGAAATATTAATACACAGCTTACTCGCGTAGAGTACCCACAACAACAAACAGCAATGGATTACGTAGACCAATTATTAGCGAGATTTAGACAATGACATATCTACAATTAGTAAACAAAGTACTCATACGTCTCCGAGAGGACGAAGTAGCTACCGTTAATCAAACAGCTTACTCCAAGCTTATTGGTGAGTTTGTCAACGATGCGTTACGTCAAGTCGAAGACGCTTGGGATTGGTCAGCATTACGTACAACACTAACTATTACAACAAGTGACAATATTTTTAATTATAGCTTGACAAATAGTCAAAATCGTGTTAAACTATTAGATGTAATCAATGACACCTCTAACTTTTTTATGCAGTACAGAGGTTCTTCTTGGTTTAATAACATCTATCTTAACGCTGACCCTGCCTCTGGTTCACCTCAGTACTTTACGTTTAACGGTATTGACTCCAGTGGTGACAGTATGGTTGACCTGTATCCTAAGCCTGACGGTGTGTACTCTTTACGTTTTAACGCCATACTACGCACTGGAGAGTTAACTGCAGATGCCGATGAGATTGTCATACCAACGTTACCTATTGTTCACTTAGCGGTTGCTTTAGCAACACGTGAGCGTGGTGAGTCTGGTGGTAATATGACCCCTGAGTTATTCGCAAGTGCTAGTCAAATGCTTAGTGACGCTATTGCTCTTGACGCAGGTAAACACCCAGAAGAAACTGTCTTTGAGGCTGTATAACGATGGCACAACCACTACAGAACATTAACATTGCTGCTCCTGCATTCAAAGGGTTAAACACTCAGGATAGCCCTTTGTCTGGAGACCCGCAGTTTGCTTCTGTAGCTGACAACGTAGTTATTGACTCCTATGGTCGTATTGGTTCACGTAGAGGGTTGACATTATTAACTACTGACGCTACAGAACTTGGAAGTGATAAACCTCATGCTCTTCACGAGTACGAGGACGCTGCGGGTAATCTCAAGGTATTCTCCGTTGGTAACAGTAAAATCCTATCGGGTACAACAACACTAGTTGACGAGACACCTGCAAGTTACACTATTACCGATGAGCATTTTCAGATTGTCAACTTTAATGACAACTGTTACTTCTTTAACGCTAGTCACGAACCTTTGGTTTACAACACGACCTTGGGTGCTGTCACTAAGATGTCAAGCATTACAGGTTACTCAGGCACTGCTCCTCAGGGTTTTATAGCTCTAGGAGCTTTTGGTCGTCTTTGGGTCAGTGGTGTACCAAGTGCTCCAAACATGGTTTACTGGAGTGACTTATTAAGTGGTCATAAGTGGGACACAGGCACGTCTGGTTCACTTAACTTAGACAAAGTATGGCCTGATGGTAGCGACAGGGTTACTGGTCTTGCTGCATGGAATAACCATTTAGTTATCTTTGGGTACAACTCTATTGTCATCTACCAAGGTGCTGAGTCTCCTTCAACGATGTCCTTGGCTGACACCATTAGCGGCATTGGCTGTGTAGCTCGTAACACCATCCAAGGTACTGGTAGTGACTTATTGTTCTTAAGTGCTCGTGGTGTTATGTCCCTTGGTCGTACCATTCAAGAGAAGTCAGCTCCTTTACGTGACGTGAGTATGAATGTACGTGATGACCTAATTGCTCTTTGGAAGCTACAGGACGAAGAAATCTATAGCTGCTACTCAGCTCGCTATGGGTTCTACTTGTTGGTCTTGCCTACAAACAGTGTTGTCTATTGTTTTGACGTAAGGGCATCACTTGAGAATGGAGCATTTAGGGTTACACGTTGGACTACGGACAAGCATTATAGCTTTGCTGTACGTCAAGACGACACAATCCTTGTGGGTAACTCTAACGGTATCTCAACGTACTCAGGTTACTTGGACAATGGTGACACTTACACAGCTCGGTACTTTAGTAATCCATTGAGCTTTGGTGACCCAAGTCACATTAAGTTCCTTAAAAAGATTAACCCTACGTTTATTGGTGGTGCTACAACAACGTTCTCCGTTAAGTGGGCATATGACTTTGGTAGTGACTACAAAGCACAGACGTACACCTTAGGTGGTTCTACTATTGCATACTACAATGAGTCTGAGTACAACGATGCAGAGTACACAGCGGGTACACAGGTGTCTGCACCTAAGATTAACTGTACGGGTTCAGGTAACCTAGTAACCATAGGCATGGAGGCAACCATTAACGGTGCTCCAATATCAATTCAAGAGTTTAATATACAAGCAACGATAGGACGGATGTACTAATGTCAAACTATACAAAAGCAACCGACTTTGCCTCTAAGGACAGTTTGCCTACAGGTGACCCGTCCAAGATTATCAAAGGCGCAGAAATTAACACAGAGTTCGCTAACATTCAGGTGGCTTGCAATAGCAAAGCTGACGCAGCCAGTGCAACTCTTACAGGAACAACAACTGCAGAGACGCTAACGGTAACAGGTACGCTCACAGCAGGAACTATTGATGGAGGCACTTACTAATGGCTATGGATTTGAGTACACTAGGTGGCTTAGGTTTATTATATGGGGCATACAAGACACAAAAAGATGCGTTGTCTGATTATGCTAAAGGTGTTGGCGCATCTACTGAAGCTGCAATGAGCAGGTATATGCCTAACTTAGAATTTAAACCATTTACTGTAACAACTACAACAGGTGCTACATCTGGTTATGGTGCTGATGGTTTAAAAATGACAGCTTCTCCACAAGAACAAGCACTACAAAATCAGTTGTTTCAACAAGCACAACAACAATATGGTATTGCAGGTCAAGATATTGGAGGACGTACGCAAGATATCTACGGGATGATGCGAGCTGCACAAACCCCCCAAGAAGAACGTGACCGTCTTGCTATGGAGGAACGTTTGGCTGCACAAGGTCGTCTTGGTGTACAAACTGCACAATACGGTGGTACTCCCGAACAACTAGCATTTGCTAAAGCTCAACAAGAAGCACAGAATCAAGCTTACCTTGGTGCTAGACAAGCTGCTTTAGGTGAGCAACTTCAAGCAGCTAAATTGGGTGGTAGTATGTTTACTGAGGCTTACTTACCTCAAGCACAAATGCTTAATGCCTATCAGCAAGGATTATCAGGTGCTCAGCTTGAACAGCAAGCACGTCAGCAATATGGACTGTCTGGTCTTGAAACTTCGTTGTCTGCAGAAGATGCAAGACTACAAGCTATGCTTGGTCAAGCTAATCTAACTGGTGGTGCTTTGACTGGATTAGCAAATGTTGTTATGCCACAAATTAATCCACAAACAGGGCAGCCAATTGCAAATACAGGATTGTTTGGCAGCTATACCTTAAGCGATTTGTATAACGACATTAAGAGTTGGATTTAAGGAGAACAGTTATGGCGTTTAATAGAAGTATAGGTATGCTATCAGGTGACCCACGGTATGACTTAGGTGCTCCTACAACATCAATGCAAGTAGGTCAACAACTAGGTAGTATGTTTGGTCGTGGTTTAGGCATAGCTGCGGGACGTGATGTACGCAGTGCTGAGCAGATACAAAAAGCAGCTACAGGTGAAGCAGTTCAAAAAGCATTAGCGTCTAATGACCCTGCTCAAGTCAGAGCTATAGCAGGTCAATTGGCTAGTGTTGATTCTACGTTGTCTTTAAAACTTCTTGATATTGCTAAGAAGATGGAAAGCGATAAAGCTGAAGCTGACAAAATTAATGCAAGACAATCTGTCATTTTAAATTCAGTTCAAGCAAGTGACTTAGATAATAAAGAAAAAGCAGAGTTAATGAAACTGTATGCTACTGGTGCAATCAATGAAGAAGAGGTTTTGAAGCGTACGGGTTTTATTAAACAAGAGGGTAAAGGCTTTACGCTAAGCCCCGGTGAGGTTCGTTATGACGCTGAAGCTAATGTCATTGCTGAGGGGAAGCCAAAAGAAAAAGAACCTAGAATTGTGTCACAACCTTCTGTTAGTAAACGTGATGTTGAAACTTTAAACACAATCATTAAAGATAATCCTGATTTAGAAAAAGAATTTACATCTGAAGGAATTTTCTTTGATAGTTTTGATAGCGAAAAAGTTAAAGCTAAAGCTGCTGACATCTACTTAGAACAGAAAACTAATGGTGGTACTTTAGCAGATGCGGCTCGTCGTGTATTAGGTAAAACAACATCTTCTTCTACTTCTAAAGCTGAAGATGATTTCTTAGCTACTTTAAATTCACAAGAAAAAGATGCTTATTTAAATAAAATGTCAGAAAGTGAAAAAGCAGCAGCACGTAAGGAAAGAGGATTTTAATAATGCCTTCAGTGTTTGATAAGTATATAGAACCACAAACAACACAGGATACTACTAACGATAATGTAGAAGTATCTTCTGCTTCTATGTCTGACAAACAAGAAAGTGTATTTAATAAATATGTAGATTCTTCTCCTTCTGTGTTTGATAAGTATGTTAAAAGTGAACAGTCTGCTTGGGATGAGTTTACATACGCTTTTAAAAAACAAGACAACATAACTACACTGGCCTCTGATATTTTAGAATCTTACTTTCCATTAGGCGATATAGATTTTAATCTTGACAGCGGTTTTGATTACATCTCTCCAACTGAAAAGTATGGAGAAGATTATATATCAGCATCTCCTGAACAACGTCGTGACATGATTGCACAGCGTCGTCTTACTAACTTAGCTGAGGAGTACGGTGTTGACTTTCAACCTGGCGACGGTGCAGCTAATATGCTAGGTAGTTTTGCAGGTGCGGTAGCTGACCCAGCTTCATTGATTCCTGTCGGTGCAACTATGAAGACAGCAATCCCTGCTTTGGCAGGACTAGGCGGCGGGTTTAGTGTCTTGGAAGACGTAGCTAAAAATGAAGAAGTTGACCCTGCAAAAGCTGCTACTTATGCTGCAACCTCTGCAATAGGTGGGGCTGCTTTAATGGGAGGGGCTAAAGCTGTAGGAGTGGCTGCTTCTAAAATATCTGATAAAGCTGCTAAAGGTCTTACAGAAAAGGCTCAAAAGATTATTGATGCTCCTGCTCCTGAAGGCATAGCAACTACTGATATTGTAGGTAAGTTACGTGCAGCAGGAATGAATGATAAGCAAATATTAAAAGTAGAACAAGCGTATCAGCGTCTTGGCACTAAGCCTAAACTTCGTATGGCTTCAAATGCTGAGAAAGAGTTTGATGATTTAATTACTAAGCATTCTGCCGTTGCACGTTCTAAAGACAAGACCATTGACAAACTTCTTGGTAGTATGTCTACACGTTTAAAGGAACTAGACGAAGGTATTTTTGGTCGCGCTCAAAAGTTTGAGTTTGATACTAAAGTTAAAACTAGTAAGTATTTGAACATCGCTGAAGGTTTTACTAAGAAATTCAACAAACTTCCTGAGCCTATGCGTCAACGTATTGGTTTCTTTTTATCTAATGGTGAGTTTAAAGCTGCTGAATCCGTCATGTTAAAACACGACCCTGAGTTAGCGTCTTCTTTCCAAGGTATTAAAGATGTTGTAGATACATTGGGTAGAGAACTTCAAGAAGCAGGACATACGTTTGAACTTATGGAAAACTATTTCCCACGTCTTATCAAAGATAAGCTTGGGTTGTGGGAATCGCTAGGTAAAGAAGAACGTAGTGCTATTGACCAAGCTATTGTTGAATACGCTAAGAAGCAGAAAATAAAAGCAGAAAACGTACCAGAAGAAATGCAAATTAAAATAGCTAATCAAGTATTGAGAGGTTATCGCATTACTGTTGATGGTCATAAACCTAGCTTTGTAAAAGACCGTAAGCTACAGCGTCTAACTCCAGAGCAATTTAAAACATTCTATGCAGACCCTGCCGAAGCCTTGCATAAATATATTAGCGGTGCTGTTAATGATATTGAAAGACGTAAGTTTTTTGGACGGTCTGGTGTTGATGACGACGTCGTAAGCTCTATTGGTAAGTTAGTTAAGGATGCTAATCTATCTCCAGAAAAAGAAGCACAGCTTGCTGACATCCTTACAGCTAGGTTTGTAGGTGGTGAAGCCAGTCCTCACGCTGCTATACGTACTTTACGTGAGCTTGGGTATATGGGCACTATTGCTAACCCGTTCACTGCTATTAAACAGCTTGGTGATTTAGCAAACTCCGCAGCTCTTAATGGGTTTAGGAATACAATCTCCGCAATGTTTAAAGCAGATGCAAAAGAAGCAAGGCTGATAGATTTAGGATTGGATAATACAATACTGCATGAGATTGTACAAGACCGTGGTAAATTAGCTACTACTCTTGATACAATGTTAAAAGGTACAGGCGTTCAAAGAATTGATAGGTTTGGTAAAGAAACTTATATCAACGCAGCTTTACAAAGACTACGCAGTCAAGCAAAATCTTCTAAAGGTATTGATAAAATACGTGAGAAGTGGGGCGGTGTATATGGTGATGAGTTTGATGTGCTTGTTAAAGACATTCAATCAGGACAAATGACACCTTTGGTCAAGCAACATTTGTTTGCAGAGCTTGCAGAAGTACAGCCAATAACAATGTTGGAACAACCAGAAGCATTTGCTGCTAATCCTAATGCTCGTATTATGTATATGCTAAAATCCTTTACATTAAAGCAATGGGATATAGTACGTAAAAACATTATACAAGAATGGCAAAAAGGTAATAAGAAAGAAGCTGCTGCAAAGGCCGCTATAATGGCAGGTTATTTGACTACTGCCAACGTAGCGACACAAACTGTAACAGATTTAATGCTTGGCCGTGAAGTTAAACCAGACGATTTACCGACTAAAGCAATGTGGGCATTAACTGGTGTATATGGTTTTGGTCAGTATTCAACAGAACGTTATCTATCACGTGGTGATGTTAAAGGTTTTGTAATGAATGTTATAACCCCTGCTACTCCAGTGATTGATGCTGCTTTTGCAGGGGTTACAGAACCATTCAAAGAAGACCCTAACTATGGTAAAGTTGTTAAAGGAGTTCCAGGAGTAGGTAACTTTATTTACAGTTGGTTTATGGGAGGAGCTGAAAAATATAATGAAAGGCAAAACGACTAAGTAAAATAAAGGGGACAACTAAGTCCCCATTTTTTATGTTAGATTTCGCAAGCTCCGCCAGTACACGCTAAGGTCTGAGCACCTTCAGTATTGTCCTCCTGTTCATTGATGTCCCAGTTAAACTCTTGAGGCATCGTCTTAAGCCCCTCTAGGTACTCTTCCTCCGTAATGGCCTCATAAGGTGCTTGCTGATACGTATGGTCACTGTACGGCAAGAAGCTAACCCCTGAGCAACTATCAAAGTTATTGTATAACCACTGACCAATACTAAGAAACTCAGAGTCACGATAGTAAACAGTAATACTTGGCTTATGTTCACACCAATGTTTCTGATACATATCCCACAGCTCAAGCTGCTCCATACCCGTTTGATTACCTGCAATGATTGCTCCTTCAGGTGACTTCTTGTAGAAGCTAAACACCTTGGTTGTTGGTGACGTAATATCTACTTCCCAAGGTACTCCTGCTTGCTCCAAGACAGCGCACAGAGGGTCACGAGAATCAGCGCGAACTCTACGGATGTAATGCGGAGCAAATCGCCCATGGATGCCTGAGGCAGAATCAACCAATTGTGAAACAGTGCCGCTAGGCTTAACGCAAGTGATGGCAGCAGATTGATTGATACCAAGTCGATTAGCCCATTCAGCATTTGTTTTAATTGCAACATCTTTTAAGTCCTCTAGTAGTTGTGGTAACTTAGGATTAGTCAAGTCCGACATAATCTTATTGTCTAGAATACCAGTTAAGGATACTCCCAAAAGAGCTTCCTCTTCCGTGTTGTCCTTCCACTTCTTACGTAGGTAACGGAAGTCCGTTAGAGTTGCTTGGAGAGTTCCCAAGATAGCCGCAAGTCGAACTTTCCGTTTGAGGTCATCAACTCCATCTCCTGCTCTGACGACAACTTCTGAGAGGTTACAGAACTGGTTAGGACGGAGTATGATTTCGGAGCATGGGTTAGTTCCAAAATCCCATTCAGAATCACGTCTTCCATTCTTTGCAGCCTGTTTCTGACTAGCGACTCGGCTGAACATTCCTCGCTCTCCTGAGCGTGACTCATATAAACTTCTCCATTCTTCTAGGAAAGCCTCGAAGTCAGGCTTCTCCGTGTAACAAGCACTATTGTTTGCTAAGCCACGATGAGGTGTCTCTACCCACCATTGTCCATGTTTGGCTCTACGTATGCGGTCGTCAGTAAGGTTACTTAAGCTGATGAGTGCAGAGCGTCTAACGCCTCCAACAACGACAATCTGAGCAATCTTACAGCAGAGGTCGTGGCACTCAATTGATGACAGCTTACGTCCTTTTGCGTTTCTAAAGACATCAACTGTAAATCTAAACAAATCCACAAGCGGTTCACTTCCTGATGCTCGGCCACCAAACGTTTTAAGAGGAGCTCCTGCGGGACGCACACCTGAGACGTCCCATGTTGGTACGTGCCCTGAATACAACAGGGAGATGAGTTCTCTATAGGCTTTAGCCCATCCGATCTTACTGTCAACGACATGGATTACTGTCTCCGTTGGGTGCATATCCTCAGCCACTTCCGGCAACTTGCTTACGTACTGGCGTTCCACTGAGAAGCCCACGCCAGTGCCACACATAAGTACGTACATCATCTCGTCAAAGGCACGTGGGTGGTCAATGGGCATATAACTACAGTTAAACCCTGCTACGTTGTCTCGGTCTAGGGCTTCACCTGCGGTCATCAACGCTCGCATAGAGGGCATTACCTCGTGCTTATGGATAGCATTGAACAACTCCGTAGCTTCATCATCGTTTATTTTACCTTGGTCTTGAAAGTAATTAACGTAACGTAATACTGTCTCTTCCCAATTCTCCCTACGATTCTCTTTAGGTAAGTAACGAGCATAACGTGACTTGTGTATGTATTCCTGATAGCTATCCATTAGTGCATTGTCTCCTCTTTGAATGAGTATGGGTTCATAATTAAGTTTAGCTTAGCTGCCTCCATGAGGAACACTGCGTCAGCTACCGTGGTGTCCGTAGAGATAAGAATCTCATCGTCACCAACGTCAAGCAATAGGATGAAGTTACCCTTGGTCTCCTCGTCTATCATCCCTGCCAAAGACATCATAATCTTTTCAGCTAAAGATATTTCTTCAGCTTCTTCCTTCTTTTTAAAGTCAACGACTTTCATTAGCGTTCTCCTCCGTCACCCTTTAGCACTCCACGTTCAGCACGGGACTCTAGTTTACGTAAGTTATAACGTGCTACGTTGTCCAAAGACAAACCACACTCGTCTAAAATTGCCACTAAGTTCCATAGGACGTCTCCTGCTTCCGACATAACCTTGTCTCGGTCAATGGGCTTGTCGTCTCCTCGCAACCATGGTTTGACAAAGAGGTCTGCGAGTTCCGCTGACTCCACCATGAGAGACGCGACTGGGTAGAACTTCTCCTGATAGACCGCAGTTTTTGATGCTTGTATTTGGTATTCATTTAGTGTCATTTGTCTTTTACCTGTCTCTTCAATTACTTTCATCTTCAAAGTTAGTTAGCCATCGTGCTTCTTCATCACCATCCATTAGGACAAGTCCATTATCCATAGCATCAAAGTAACACCCTTCACAGTAGTGGACATAAGAGATGGCACGTCTACTAAAGGCATCGTAGTCTTTGATAGCCGCATCACAAGCATAGTCTATGTCGTGTATCTCATGTCCACAGGATAGCTTAATCATACTGCCCTATCTCCTGTTAGAGTCTTGTCGTACTCCAAAGCACTTGCCTTCTCTTCCCAGTATTTAAGGTCAGACAATGCTTGCTCTAAGCACTCGTTCAATTCATCAATACGTTCTTGTTGATGATTCCATGCGGCACTAGCAATCTTAATCAAGTACTCTTGGTCTACTTCATCCTCATCATGCCAGTACATATAGCCGTCATACCATGTTTCAAATGTCATCACTCTTCTCCTTCACCTCAGTGCAGTGCTTCATGATTAGGTCTTGAAGACAATATAAGCAGAAGTTACGGTCGAACGCCTTAGGTAAAGATACTCGTAATACGCTTGTGCCAATGTCGTTATGTATTGGACATACGTATTCAGTTTCCTTAGTCCATTTTAGTTCTGTGTGTTCAATCTCTATACTGTCCATAACTACACCCATTAACGTCCATTACTACAATCCATCTTGTGTTGACCATTTGACAACCCACACTGAGGACAAATGACAGGGTACTCACGCATCCTCTCTAGCTCACGTCCACGCTCAATACCTTCCTGTATTCCTGCATTACGTACAATTTCAAGGTCAGTCTCACAATACTCACGACCACGATTGTAGCCACACAGCTCACCATCTTCCCAACCCTCACGCCATCCAGCAGTGAAGGCATCTAGCATAATAGTCTCTAAATCAAGGGCATCGTTGATAAACCTATCAGTATTCCTGTAGGCTTCTACCCATTCTCTAGCTTGTACAAGTTTCATTATTCATACCTCAAAAACTTATTAAACTCTTTAAACAACTTCTGGAACTTAAGACCATACAACTGACTGAGATTCAGTAACATCTCAAGGTGCATACGCTTATTCTCTCCAGACTCCATAGCATCTGCTAGTAGTTGAAGGTCTTCAATGATACACCAACAAGACATGATAGCTTGCTCTAGTTCAAAGGGGTCATGTTCTTCTTGAGTATCAAAGATGCATTCTTTGTTACATTCATCGTCTAACAGTTCAACTAGGGTCTTCTTACCAAAGATACGTTCCCAGTTACTCTCAAACTTATCTTGGTCAGCCCCTTTGCGAGAAGCCGAACCTTTGCCGCCATGCCATTTTGTCATTCTTTACTCTCCATAACCAGTATCCATAGCCCCATCGGTTACATGGGTATGTCTTCAAACCTTTAGCGTCTGAACCTATAACTAACATTAGGTGCTTACGTTTACGCTCTGTTGTCTTTAGTTCCCATTTAAGGTTCATCACTCTTGCTCCTCAACCATACGCTGCAAGTACCACTGAGCTTTCTCCAGGTCTTCCTTCCCGTTCTTGTAACGCCACCGGTGTAGATACTTTAGAACATTCCCCTCACAGTACTCCACAAAACCCGTGCCAAGTTGTTGACGTATGTAGTTAATCGCTTCAATGCTGCCCTGGTTGTAATGCGGAGGTTTAACCACCATATCGTCAGCCATACCTCTATACCAATCAGCTTCCTCTTCAAATATATTTTCGTCGATTGTTTTAACATAAGATTCTCGCAAGTTATTCCATTCTTCTGGTGTTGCATCATTCAATCTTTTCATATAATTCCTCCAACTCTTCTTCAAGATAGTCTCGCTTATCTTCTATCTTATCTTGAAACTTGTCAACTATTTCTTCACTATTTATTTCCAATAGTTCAAGTAGTGACACTTCATCAATAAGAATAAGTCTATCACATAAATCTTCAAATGTCATAAAACTTCCTCAAGAACTGCAGCAGCATCTGCAGGGTCGCATTTAAACCATTCATTACATTGCTCAAACCTATTACCTAATTCTTTGTGCGCGGTCTTCTCTGCCTTTGTCCTGTTCTTTGTGCTGAATATAGTGAACAGTTTGTAGTCACGGTGTGGTGAGTATGTTTGGTAGCTAGGCAGTCTGCCGTTCTCCTCGGCTGACTTGCCAACCTTAACCCAACCATCCCAAGCATCGTTAATTATTATATATACATACCCTTGTTGATTGGTCTTGTAATTAGGTAGCTTGCTGAAGGCAGCTTCTTCAAAAGTTTTATATCTTCCTGGGGTATGGAGTGGATGTGATTTAGATATGTAGTTTCCATTGACATACATACGTTCTTTGTTGTGAGAATCTCTACAAGCTATACAATATCCGTCATGTTTATCTACTTGTACGTTGTCTTTATAGAAAGCAATTAATTCTTTTGTTTGCTTGCATTTAATACATTGCTTATTCATTTTTCCTTGCCTCTCGTTCTTTTTTTGTCTTGGCTTTATGACAATCTTTACACAACACTTGAAGATTATCTGTCTCGCAAAACAAATTAGCTACAAAGCTAGGTAGGTCTTCATACTTCTTCAATGACCCTGCAGGATGTATGTGGTCAACCTGAACTTCTGTATCCCTGTAAGTGCAATTACACGACGCACAAATATACTCATATCTATGTCGCTTACCCTCTACAACAATCCTAGCTTCAAGTTTAGCGTCAAACTTTGGTGGGTATTTGTTGAACGCTGCTCGTAAAGCAGAGCGAATGAACGAGAAGTATTTTGATTCTGTCCAACGCTCTCCTGCTCTTTGCTTAACACCTCTCATTTATTTCTTTCCATCGGAGGATACCACCAGTCATCTTTACTACGTAGCATATAAAGTAACCTGGCATTCTCCGTCATCTCTTCTACATTACCATCATAGGCTTTGAGAACTGCATCGTACATCTCCTGCTCTGTTTTACAATCAGCTAGAATCTTGTCTGCTTTCTTCTCTCCAATGCCTTTGACACCTCGTATGTTATCTACCCTGTCTCCTGTTAACATCTGATGATATAAGTTGTATAGTCCTGTAAACTTGTCAATAATTACCATCTTGTCTTTAGCGAAGTTATAGTGCTTACCTTCAACTTGTAACAAGTCTTTGTCAATAGACACGACCACACAGCCTAGCCCTAGTTCCGTAGCCTTAATAGCCAAAGCATCGTCAGCTTCCATACCTTCTATGACAATAGCGTCCCACTGGTTCACTAAGTAGTCGCGAAGGGCTTGGTAATGTTTTGGCTTTTCTTTCTTACGTGTGCCTTTGTAAGGTTGGATAGTGGCTAGTTCTTTGCGGAAGTTACCACCACCAGTAAGGTAGAGCTGATAAGGGTCAGCATCGCTGCCAACCCCTATCATTATTTCAGCGAGAAGGTTGTCCATGTTTTGATAAGCATATTCAACAGAGTCTTCTTCGCATCCGAAGGCTATACGGTAGACCAGAATGTCTGCATCTACCAGAATCATTTACAATACCTCGTCGTCGATTAATACTTCACTGTCTTCTTCAGTACCGTAGATAGCAAGGTCTGTAATACGCATCTTCTTAATAGATGCTGAGCGACCTTTCTTACCACGAAACTCCCAGTCATAGTAGCCAATAGCTACGTTAGCTTTAGTTCCGTTGCCAATCATAGAGCTATCTACTGCATCGGTATTAGTAAATTCAGGTTCAATTGGGAAATTAGATTTCACAGTTATGAAATCAGCACGGTCATCGCCTTTGTTGTTTACGCTTAAGCCTAACATCTCAAGGGCATTGACAGCTTTCTCAGACAGATTACCTAAATCAACTTGATACTTTCCTGACATCTCGTTCTTACGTGCCAAGTTAGCCCAGTATACAGTTGCAGCTACAGGTACAATGTTTGCATTTGCCATAATGTTTTCCTCTTTGGTTACATTGTATAAATATTATACTCTTATTTAAGGAGTATGTCAAGGGTTAAATTAAATTAATGGGTGTCTGCCCATGACGTTCCAATTTTAAACTCACCGTCTTGTGGACAGCGCATATTAAAATGTAAACCCGCGTCAATAATGGATTGTTTAGCTATTAATCCAACAGCCTTACCAAACCGTGCAGGTGTTTCAAATTGAAACTCATCATGAACTTGTGCGACAAGTTTAAATGGGATGTCGTTTTGTGTCAAGCGTGTATGCGCGAGCACGACGGCCTTCTTCATAACAATAGCACCGCAGCTTTGTAGCAATCGGTTGAGTGACTTATAATCCTCGTCAACCCACACACGTCTGCCATCAAGACCAGGTACTGATTTGTTATTCTCTGCAATCCTTTTGACTTTGTCAATCAGTTGCTTTAATGCGGGGGTCTTACGTAGGAATGTATCGCGTATACGCTTACCATCTTTCGCACTACCATCCACAATAGTTCCAAGTTTAGCATCACCTGCACCATAGATAAGACCGTATATCATTGTCTTAGCCATGTTACGTTCTGGTAATCCTGCTGCTTGTTGGTTGTAGGTGTGAATGTCACCATCTAATATCTGCTCCGTATACTTATCGTCTTGCATATAATGTGCTAAGCAACGTAGCTCAAGCCCACTGGCGTCACAGCCTACTAACACGTTACCCTCGTCAACGGTAAAGCATTCACGTGCTGTCTTTAACGATGGTATTTGTGCTAGGTTAGGTGAGCTATGTGTCATTCGTCCTGTGATAGCACCGCACGTATTGACTCGACCGTGTATGCGATGGGTAGTAGCGTCGCAAGAATCAATCCAAGAAGTAACCATTCCGTTGAGCTTAACAAGTTGTAGATACTCAGAGCAGAGCTGTGCTTCTTCCTTGTTAATTGAAGCCAACGTGTCTTCATTGATGACAGGCGTACCGGTCGGTGTAAATTTATTAAACTTGACACCAAGGCTCGAAAGTCTCTTAGCAATCTGCTGCCTACTCCCAACATTGAAAACTTCAACATCATCCTTCAACCTCTTACCTGTCTTCTCGCTCCACCGTTCTGTGACAATAGGTGGGAAGCGTTGTTGTAAATCATCTTCAATAGCTTGCATACGATTAGTCATGTCTGTTTGCCATTGTACAGCTAACGGAAAGTCAAGTTTGAATCCATTGATTTCTTGCTGCTTAGTTATACGGGCAACATCATGCTCCAGTTGTATAGATTCCTGGCTAAACTTCATCTTGTCTGCTTGGTTAATCAAATGATGGTATAGCTTAGCATTAACCATAACGTCACGTTTACAATATGTACCCATCTCTTCAGTGTATCCACCGTCGAAGTCTTCAACTTCAAAGTCCATCTTGGGATAACCAAGCCTAATACCCCAGGCTTTAAGTGAATGCCCACCATCACGCATAGGGGCAAGCAAACGAGACAACGTCAACGTGTCGAACTGTCTATGCTCAGGTATGCGAATACCCCACACACGTTCCAACACAGGGAAGTCGAAACCTATTCCGTTATGTGCCACTACAACACCATCGTCGAGGTCTAAGAGACGCTGAAGCTCATCTGCGTCAAACACCTCTACAACAGGAATGTCGTTAACTTTAACACATACAACCCATATCGTGTCATGCGCTAAGTTGGTTTCAATATCTAATACAATCACGACCAATCCTCTTCCGTACTCGGGTCAACACAGTCTAATACATCTGTATAATCTGTGTCAATCTCATCATCTAAGCAGTCGAACGAGTGTCGATAGCACGTTGTACACAAGTCTGCAAAATGATTTGTTTCGGGAGTACGGAAACGCAGCTCCGCATCGCTTAATATCTTGTCACAAGCTACACACCTACTCATAGAAACTCCTCGTCAACATCATGTAGTTCCTTAAGCCTACCAGTTTCAAGGTCAAAAAGCAAGTGGGTTGCTAATCCTGTTTCACCACTAAATCTATTCTTCAAGACCCTAACTTTCAATGTGTTTCTAGCTATGTCGTCAATAGCCTGGCCGTTACGTTCAAAGCCAAACACCATATCACTTAGCTGTGCAATCGAAGCACTGCCGCGTAGGTCTGCTAAACTAGTTGACTTACCTTCTTCATGTCCTTGTCCCTGCGGTCGTCTTAGATGCGACACTAAGAAGAGTGTCACGCCTGTTTCTTGTGTCAACATACGCAAACGTGTCATAACTTCGTCGATTGCCTTACGTTCGTCGTTGTTCTCCTGCGAAGATACAATGATAGACAAGTGGTCAAGGAATATATAACGACAGTCATGTGCCTTAGCTAAGTAACGTACCTGAGCCACAATATTCTCTACACTGGTCGAGCCGAAGTGGTCATAGAAGAAAAGCCTGTCTGTCCCCATGATAACATCGAAGGCATCACGACGTTCTTCTTCTGTTGATTGTATGTTAGGTAAGTGTAGGCGTTTGTTCAGGTGCAAAGACATGAGAGACTGTGCAGTCTTCTTCATAGCTTCTTCTAAGAAGATTAAGCCTATGTTGTATTGCGTATTTAAAATTAAATCATATACAAGTTCACGCATTACAGCAGACTTACCGACACCACTACCTGCAGTCAATGTCACCAGTTCAGTGGGTCGTATCCCGTGTGCAATTGCGTTTAAACCAGACCAAGGATAATACGCTGTCGGCTGCGCGTCAGGCTCGTTAACTAACGACCACAATGAACGACCTGCAACGATACCGTCAGGAGTAAATAGCTCAGCTTGCCAAAAAGATTCGGTAAATTCCTTGACACGTCCATGCTCTAGCAATTCGTTAGCATCTTTGAAGCCGTGGGGCATTTTCATTATACGTGCCTTACCTGCAAACAACGCAGCCACTTCCTTGGCAGCCTGTTGCCCTGCTTCGTCAGCATCGAAGCACACCACCACCTTTTCAAACGAGTCGAGCCATTCGTAATTACGTTTACAATCTTTTAGCGCAGCCCTTGCACCATTCTTAACAGACACGACAGGGTATTTACTACCAAACATTTGATACGCTGCGGCAGCATCAAACTCACCTTCAGTTATCGTGACCGTTAAACCCCCACGATTAAACAAGTGTTGTCCGAATAACGTAGCATCTGACCATAGTCCCTCTGTGTACTGATTCTCTTTACTACCTGCTCGAACCTTCCTGGCTGTTATCATGCCTTCGCTGTCACGGTATTCAAAAATTGTTCTATCACCGTTTAAACGTATACCATAACGTTCACACGTCTGCTTAGTTAACGACCTGGTCATTCGGTGGTCACCTTCACCAATGACAAACTCGACCACATTATCAAGGTTAATATCTGCTACCACTGTTTGACCTCCATCACTCCACCGTTGTTCACAACTAAAACACGTCCACCAACCATCTTGATTCATCGACGCAGCGTCACTTGACCCACATTTAGGACAAGGTTTATGACGTAAAGCCCAATCACTCATACATAAACACCTCTATATAAATACATAGAGTATATAAAATATAATTATTAATAATATTAATAAACTCTATGTATACAAAGTTAACTATATAGTTAATTCTATCATAAAAATTCCGTCATGTAAACACTAACGACAAAATAATTTATCATATTCTTTCCGTATTGCTTCCGTCGTGAGCATATCATACTCTTTTTCGATGTTGTCGTGTAACAGCGTCAGAAGCTCTCTGAGCGACGTTGACTCAACCCTATACTCACATAGCTGTTTTATCATTAAACGTCTTATACGGGCTTCTGAGGGCTGCTCAGCATCATTTAAATAATAATCTTTGATTTTCATTATGAATTAGCCTCATAAACAGCTAACGCAAATCCCCTCGGTGTCGCGCTGCGTATATTTTTTGTTTTTAACGATTTACCACCGAGCTTGCTAAATTGTTTGCTTTTACCAAATGATTCACACTCGACAGGGTCTAACCTGGGTTGTTCAAAATCAGAGCTACACCATATACCCGTCTTTTTGCTGTAAGCGTCACGCGGGGCAATGTAATCAGGCCAAATAGGATGTTCAGCCTCTGCCTCTGGAATGTACCCACCATATTCAAACGGATGAAAATAAAAGTTAGGTTTACGCCATAGCGTAGACAGCCTACCTACTGGATTCTCAATCATGTAAGGTGCTTCTATCTCATCTGCGAAATCAGCAATACGCATAGCGTGCTGTGCAGCTTCATGCTGAAAGTGTTTGTTTTGTTCTAACTTCTTAGCCCAATGCACTGCACCGCTGACTGCCAAGTCTGTGCAGACGGGAAAACCCATAACCAAGACAACGTCCTCATCTTTAAACTCATCAACAAGGCGTGTCCACGTATCATCAGAATGTAAGTCAGCGTTAACGTAAACGATCCAACCGTCGCCATGCTCAATAGGCAGCTCGCCCTCATGCTGAATGTCAAAGCAATAACAAACATACCCCTGTTCAGCCCACGGTTTAACCGCTTCTCCTGTATAATCATAGAATGATAAAATAACCATTATACCCACCTCGCTATTAACCACTTGTTATAAACAACATCATCACCACACCGATGATGAAACCGTTTAGCCTTGGCAGCGTTAGCACGACTCATCAACGATTTTGTTTTACATTTTATACATTGCACTTCAACATATTTCCTGTTTTTCTTTCCGTCGTGTTTCATCACTTCACGTAATACATTAAACGTTTTCATATCACAACCACCATAAACGAATAAAATAAACCCAAACCAATATAATAAAAACCCATTCCAAACCTTTAATATACATTCTCAACCTCTCTTATCGTTGCTTTTACACGACCATCATTAAACTGCTTCTTATACTCCCGCAGAAAATCTTCAGCGTCGAGCCACGACGCGAAGCGTACAACGTCGGTCTTTTTCTGCGTCTCTATGTTTTCAATTGTTAGAATATACATTACATTCTTTTCCCTTTCATAACATCATAATCATAAACAGACTGCAGCACGTCACGCCATGCCCAGGCGTTACCACTGGCGAGGCCGTCGGCTATGTCGTCCACTAAATCACCCTCATTAATCCGATGACAAACAATAAAAACAACGTCACTATCTTTTATATCGTCTATTAATTTATAACCTGCGTAATCGTCAAGGTCACCATCTAAAACAGCATTTACAATATCTCTATAATCACTATAACTCATAACTACTCTACCCTCGTTGTCTAATTGAACCACAAAAAGCCCCTGGAGTGTCACACAAAGGCTTTTAATTGTTGCGTTATGCCATAGCTATCAAATCATCACTGTTAACAACAAATCCTGTTGTGTCATGTTTAGCCTGGCCTTTGGCCTTCAACGCTACCACAACACGACCGGCGTTAACATTTACCCAATCGCTTACATCCCCGTCGATAACTGGGCGGTTTAAGAATGTTTTAGGAAACTTACCACTAAACACGACCGCAATCGGTGCATTACTAGGCGCTGCAATGTCGACTTGCTTAGCGTATTGTTTACGCGCACTATAACTAAACATTAAGTGATAGTTTGCCGGTAATTCCTTGCTAAGTCTGTTGGCGCGTTTGGTGTAATCATAAAATTGCAGCGTAGGAAATTCTTGCGGTATGTTGTAGTCTTCCCATGCTATGTCGCTTAATACATTTAAACGCACTATACCTTGTTTGTTATGTTTGCTGCAATACTTCGCCAGTGTTGCTAATTCTTTCTTTAGTTGAACTATGAAACCATCCCTATCATTAACCCAGTAATCTGTTTTAGCTTGCCTAGCTTTATTAACACTAGTGTATACAGATGCTAAACCTGCAGACTTTAAACAAGCTTCGAAGCATCCTGCAGCCTTACTAGCGGGGCATAATTCATTTGTTGGCATTAACGACAATTGAGCAAATACACTGTTGTCTGTTGCTTTCATTGTCTTATCTACTTTAGTGTTACCATTTCTAGCTAATAGTTTCATAATCTAAACCCCTATAAAGTTAACATATTTACAATTGTGTCAGCTAATGCCCATAGTGTAAACACCGCCAGGCATAACATAATATTTTGTTTGTCTTGTTTGCTCATCGTCCTATCTCCTACTTAATGTGTTGTTTGCTTCGATGTTTCACACTGTATACATGGCGATATTAAATGTCAACAATTATTTTCAATTATTTTCAAATTAATTTATGAATTCCTTTAAAGTCAATAACTTAGCTATGTAATTATTTTGTATTGATTGGCAATATAATACAATACAGTTGTTATTGTCTGTATAGTGTGTGCTATGTTGTGGCTGTATAGTATAGGCTGCTACACAGTCCCCCACACTGACTACACAGCACAACACAGCCTGGCACAGACTACGCAGCTATTACTGGTGTTACTTAACTACACAGTTGTTACCAAACTACACAGTGTAAAGTGTAACTGTACAGTTTACAGAGGGGCGGGGAGGGGGGGTTGGCTGTGTAGTTTTTATGTTGTAGCCTCTTAGACACAAAAAGGGGTGAATTAGACTACTACACAGCCACTAGCGTAGGCAATGTAACTAATTAATTATAAAAAAGAAACTAAATTAACTACACTACTGTACAAGCATACAGTATAAGGACAGGTTATATAGAACTACACAGTCATAAAAACTATGAATACTGTACACCGGCCTTCGAAACTACACAGTCAACACAGCGTACACAGGCCAATAAAGAATAAATTAAAAGAAATAATAAATATTACTTGACTTTTTAATAAAAGTATGCTATACTATTCATATAATGAACGCTTCATACTATGAAGCCAAGACACACTATTAACATAAACCATCTATTATTCATAAAACATAAAAATAAAAACCAACTCTTATAACAATATACATACCAATATATCAATATTACCAATTTACATAACAATATAACTATATAGACAAACCCTAAGGGAGAATTTGTCATGTCAAAAGACAACAATGAAAGTGGTCGTGTAAAAGGAAGACCAAGAAAAGAAGCTATAGCTGCTAAAACCACAGGTAAAAGAGTTGGTCGGGGACGTCCGAAAGGAGATGCAGGTATAATTAACGAGTATAAAGCTCGTATGTTAGCATCTCCAAAAAGTAGAAAAGTTCTTGACTCTATATTTGATGCTGCTTTAGACAATGACCATAAGAATCAAGCAGCAGCGTGGAAACTCGTCATGGATAGAATACTTCCTGTAGCTGCTTTTGAAAAGGATGTAATATCAGGAGCATCAAGAAACGCTATTCAGATTAACATAACGGGTGTACCTAACGTTAATGTTGGTAGTAGTGATTCTAAAGAGGATGAAGCAATAGATGGAGACTATGTAGATGTTGACCACAATGACTAAAGAAGACTGGGAAGCTATAAAATACTTTAAGAAGGCTGAGTTTGATTGTCAACATACAGGTAACAACGAAATGAAGCTAGAGTTCCTAAGAGCTTTAGAACTGCTTAGAGAAGCCTGTGGTTTCCCCTTTGTTATCACCTCAGGCTATCGTGACCTTTCGCACCCTGTGGAAGCCAAGAAGTCAACCGTAGGCACTCATGCCCAAGGTATTGCCTGTGACATAGCGGTCAATGGTGGTAACCAACGCTACATTATAGCCCGTGAAGCAGCTAAATTAGGCTTTAATGGCATAGGTGTAGCCAAAGGTTTTATGCACGTAGACATTCGTGAGTCTACTCCAGTGATGTGGGTGTATTAATATGCAATATTCAGTAGGTGTTAGCTTAGATGCTTCCGGTGGTGCTATTAGTGCTCAGGAAGTCTTTAGAGTACCCGTAGGACATAAAGCCAAAGTAACCATGTTCTTCATGTCAAACGTAGGAGGCTCTACAACCACCGTAGGAGCTTCTTGGCATGACGGTGCTACCATACCATTCCTAGGGGCTAAATCGTTAAGCTCAGGAGATCATGTGCAGTTTGGTGGTGGGTCAGGTCTTTACATGATGATGGCTGAGGATGACTACATTACTGTAGACGTAGCGTCAGGTGGTGAGTGTAGTCTTATCGTCAGCTATGAACTCATTAGGGTTGATAGTCAGTAATGGAGTTAAACATTGAACTCCTTGAGTGGCAAAAGGAAGTATGGAACACTCCTGTACGCTTTAAGGTTGTAGCTGCAGGAAGACGTTGTGGTAAGTCTAGGTTAGCTGCTTGGTTACTTATTGTTAATGCTCTACAAGCAGACAGAGGCCATGTGTTCTATGTAGCACCCACACAGGGTCAGGCTAGGGACATTATGTGGGGTCTACTCCTAGAGTTAGCACACCCTGTAGTTAAATCTAGTCATGTCAACAATATGCAAATTACCTTGGTCAACGGTGCTACCATTAGCCTCAAGGGTGCTGACAGACCCGATACTATGCGTGGTGTATCTCTTAAGTTCCTTGTGCTTGATGAATACGCTGACATGAAGCCCTCAGTATTTGAGGAGATTCTACGTCCTGCCCTAGCTGACCAAAAGGGTAGCTGTTTGTTCATTGGTACACCTAAAGGTCGTAACCACTTCTATGAACTCTACAAATACGCAGACCTCAGTGACGATGAAACCTATGAAGCATGGCATTTTACGTCTTATAACAATGAAACTTTAGACCCAGAAGAGATTGATGTAGCTAAAAAGTCCATGTCTAGCTATGCGTTTCGTCAGGAGTTCATGGCAAGCTTTGAAGCTAGAGGCTCTGAGTTATTCAAAGAGGATTGGCTACAGTTTGCTGAGGAAGACAAAGAGGACGGTGATTACTACATAGCCGTTGACCTTGCAGGTTTTAACGAAGGTAGCAGTAAGAAGAACAAAAGACTTGACAATAGCTGCATAGCGGTAGCTAAAGTCAATGAACATGGATGGTTCGTAGAGAACATGATTGTAGGCCGTTGGACTTTGGACGAAACAGCACGTAAAATCTTTCAAGCCGTTAGGGACTATCGCCCAGTCAGCGTAGGTATCGAAAGAGGTATTGCTAAACAAGCTGTTATGTCCCCTCTTACGGACATGATGAAACGCCATAGCTTCTTCTTTCGCGTTGAGGAGCTCACGCATGGCAACCAAAAGAAAACTGACCGTATCGTATGGGCACTTCAAGGCCGATTTGAGAACGGTTTGATTACAATTAAGCAAGCTGAGTGGAACTCACAGTTCATTGACGAGATTTCACAGTTCCCAGACCCATTAACACATGACGATATGATAGACGCTCTAGCCTACGTAGACCAATTGGCTAAAGTTGCTTATGCAGGTAACTTTGAAGAGCTTGACGATTACGAAGAACTAGACGAAGTAGCAGGATATTAACTATGGTTAAAGTATACGACATTAACGAAGGTGCTGAAGAGCCTATCATCATCGAAGAATCCCTTGATGAATGGGTACAATTTAAGTGTGACGAGTGGCGTGACCACTTTGAGGCCAACTACAGTCAAAAGTTTGATGAATACTATCGTCTTTGGCGTGGTATTTGGGCTGCTGAGGATAAAACTAGGGAGTCGGAACGCTCTCGTATCATCTCCCCTGCCCTACAACAGGCCGTAGAGTCCTCTGTAGCGGAGATGGAGGAGGCTACCTTCGGAAGAGGGCAGTGGTTTGACATACGTGATGACTATCAAGACCAAGAAACTGGTGACATTGCGTACCTTAAGCGTCAACTTACGTATGACTTTAAGAAAACTAAGATACGTAAAGCAGTAGCTGAATGTCTCATTAACTCAGCGGTCTTTGGTACTGGTGTTGCAGAGGTTGTCCTTGAGGACGTTAAGGAGATGAAACCTGCTACGCAACCTATTATGGACGGACAAATGCAAGCCGTGGGTGTCAACATTAGTGACCGTACAGTAGTTAAATTACGTCCAGTAATGCCTCAGAACTTCCTTATTGACCCTGTAGCTACGTCCATTGACGAAGCCTTAGGTGTAGCTATTGATGAGTTTGTGTCTCGTCACCTTGTGGAGCAACTACAGGAACAAGGCGTATATCGTAATGTTTACCTTGGTAATGCCGCTGAAGACTTTGACATTGAGCCAGACAACGACCTAACAATGTACCAAGACGACAAGATTCGGTTAACTAAGTACTACGGTCTTGTCCCTCGTCACTTGTTGATGGAGGAAGCTGAGGAAGGTGAAGCTACAGAACCCAGTGACAGCGAAAGTTACTACGTAGAGGCCATTGTTGTCTTAGGCAACGGCCAACTCTTGAAGGCCGAAGAAAACCCATACATGATGCAAGACCGTCCAGTAGTGGCATTCCCTTGGGATGTAGTTCCAAGTCGCTTCTGGGGTCGTGGTATCTGTGAGAAAGGCTACAACTCCCAAAAGGCGTTGGACGCTGAGATTAGAGCACGTATTGATGCTCTTGCCCTAACTGTTCATCCTATGATGGCTATGGACGCAACACGCATTCCCAGAGGCTCTCGACCAGAAGTCAGAGCAGGGAAACTCTTACTTACCAATGGAGACCCCCGTGAAGTTTTACACCCATTCAACTTTGGACAAGTTGGACAAATTACATTTGCTCAAGCACAAGCACTACAGGGCATGGTACAGCAAGCAACTGGTGCTGTGGATAGCACAGGGCTTGCAGGGCAGGTTAATGGAGAAGCTACTGCTGCTGGCATCTCTATGGGTCTTGGGGCAGTCATTAAGCGTCATAAGCGCACCCTTATAAACTTCCAAGAGTCATTCCTAATACCCTTCGTTGAGAAGGCAGCATGGCGTTATATGCAGTTTGAACCTGAGCTATATCCAGTTAAGGACTACAACTTCTGTGCTACAAGCACCTTGGGTATCATTGCACGTGAGTACGAGACTACACAGTTGGTACAGTTGTTACAAACTATGTCCCCAGAGTCACCTGCGTACCCTGTGTTAATCCAGAGCATTGTGGACAACATGAACTTGAGTAACCGTGAAGAGATACTCAATGTGTTGCGTCAAGCACAACAGCCTAATCCTGAAGCACAACAGGCTCAACAGGCAATGCAACAAGCTCAGATGGCCTTCCAAGCAGCTCAGACTGCTACCCTACAGGCACAAGCTCAAGAGTCTCAGGCACGTGCTCAGAAGCTCTCAGTAGAGGCTATGCTTGCACCACGTGAAGTTGAGATTGACAAGATTAGAGCCGTTGGTACGTCTATGGACTCCAATGACGGTGACGAAAGAGAATTCCAACGTAAGCTTAAGATAGCTGAGTTGGCACTTAAAGAAAAAGCAATTGACAATAAACAAGGAGCTACCAATAATGGTAATAACTCAGCGAGAATTCAACAAGGCAATGGAGGAAATCAACCTCAGCTACAGCAACCTGTACAAGCGAGTGCAAACCCTAGAGTCCCAACTCAAGGAGGTATCCAATAATGCCAACCAAGAACAAGAAAGACAGTCGTCTGGAACGAGCAGGAGTAAGCGGGTACAACAAGCCAAAGCGGACTCCTAATCATCCTAAGAAATCTCATGTAGTAGTTGCCAAGGAAGGTGACAAAGTTAAAACCATACGCTTTGGTGAACAAGGAGCTAAAACAGCAGGTAAACCAAAAGCAGGTGAATCTGAGGCAATGAAGAAGAAACGTAAGAGCTTTAAGGCTCGACACGGTAAGAACATTGCTAAAGGTAAGATGTCTGCAGCGTATTGGGCTGATAAGGTGAAATGGTAATGCCAGTACATAAGTGCAAAAGTGGTTACAAATGGGGTAAATCAGGGAAGGTTTACAAGACCAAGGCTGAAGCAGAGAAACAAGGTAAAGCTATATATGCCTCAGGTTATAAAAAAATTAAGAAATAGCTTGACATTTGGCATAATTTATGCTATACTATTAATATAATTAACCTACTGTCCACTTAAGGAGAAACAGTAAACATGACTCAAGATGTAAAAGAAACTGAAGCTTATTTCCGTAGTTTAAACGAGATGGTTCGTTCAGAAGGTTGGAAGAACTTTCTTAATGAGATTAACGCTACGGCTAATCAAGCCAACTCAGTAGAACAAACTAAAGATGCTAATGACCTCTACTTCCGTAAGGGTCAACTAAACATCTTAGCAGGTATTCTTAACTTTGAAACTCAAATAGCTAATGCTCAAGAAGAGTTTGAAAGTAATGAGAGTTCTGAATGATTTTGAGTGTCCTTCGGGACACATTACAGAGCACTTTGTAGACTCCGAGGCCACAACTGTTAGGTGCGAGTGTGGTCTTGAAGCTACTAAGCAAATGAGGGCAGTCACCTTTAAAGCCGACATTGGTAAGAATGCGACTACTAAGTCAATCTTACAGTGGGCTAAGAAGCGTGAACGTAAACTCAAACAAGAACGTAAAGCCTCTTACGCGGAGTAACCTTTACATAATACCCATCTCCATAACTGAACACAGCGGAGTTTAATAATGGCAGCAGTAATACTCGAAGAGCGTCCTGAAGACGATAACTCAGAAGACAATCAAGAAACTATAGAACAGGAAGCTCAAATAGAGCCAACCCCTTCAGAACCCCAAGAACAAGAACAAACTGAACAAGAAGACGACATTCCCGAGAAGTACCGAGGCAAATCAGCCAAAGAACTTGCGAGGATGCACCAAGAAGCTGAGAAGCTCTTAGGGCGTCAAAGTAGTGAAGTTGGGGAGTTACGCAAGGTTGTTGATAGTTACATTCAGACACAACTCTCAAACCAAGCACCACAACAACAACAAGAAGACGAGGATGTAGACTTCTTTGTTGACCCAGATAAAGCCGTAGCAAGAGCTATTGAGCGACATCCCAAGATTCGCCAAGCTGAAGAAGTGACGCAGCAATATAAGAAACAAAATGCTTTGTCTCAACTACAGCAAAAGCACCCAGATATGCAACAAATCTTAGGTGACCCTAAGTTTGCTGAATGGGTAAAGGGGTCTAATGTACGCACAAAGCTATTTGTTGAGGCAGACCAACAGTATGACTATGAAGCAGCCAATGAGTTGTTTGATATGTGGAAAGACCGCCAAGGTGTTGTTAATCAGACCTTAGCTGTAGAGAAACAGGAACGCAAACAACAAGTCAAAGCAGCTTCCACTGGTAATGCTAGAGGTAATCCTGATGGTCAAGTTAGAAAGATATATCGTCGCGCTGATATTATTAAACTAATGAAAACAGACCCAGATCGCTATATGGCTATGTCCGATGAGATTATGCAAGCGTATCAAGAGGGTCGTGTTAAGAGCTAATCTAGGAGATTATAATGGCTACTTCAACTTTTCCATCAATGACCGGTGCGGTCGACAACACTAGCGCAGCTAAGTTTATCCCTAACCTTTAATTTTTTTGGGGATGTAAAACCTTCTCTGAATAACTGGAAACCTACGGGTAATCAGAGGGAACACGACAGACTAACACACGCAGTTCGGAGGATTCCATGAAGCGTATCAGTTGGAAGTATTTAGCAGGATTGGTAGACGGTGAAGCCTGTATTGACGTTCAAATCACTAAAGGTGTTTATGTGCGTCCAAGACTTAGAATAGGAATGGCACAGAACGCCATAGCTCTTTTGGGTTTATTACAGAATTCATTAGGTGGACATATAGAACACCGTGAGTCTAAGAACGAAAACTGGCAAGACAGTGCCACAATATCTTGGTCGGGCTACAAACAAGCCTGTCCAGTTCTTAGAAACATAGTCAACCATCTTTTCCTGAAGAGGGAGCAAGCCAGATTTTGTCTTTGGATGGAGACAAACATCAAAGGACGGCAGGTCAGCACAGAAGTGCGAGACGCTATCCGACAAGAGCTTAAGCTAATGAAGCGTGACCCGCACAGACTAAGTGAGAAGGCCCAAGAGCGTATTCTTGGGATGCTATAGTCGGGACTCTTGCAATAGAGTTGGGAAATTTGGAGTGACGAGGTTATCGCTGCTTACGAGAAGAACTTGGTTCTTGCTCCTTTGGTTAAAAAGCTATCTATGCAAGGCAAGAAAGGTGATACTATTCACATTCCTAAGCCTACTCGTGGTTCAGCTAACGCTAAAGTAGAAAACCAAGCAGTAACCATTCAGAATGCTGTTGAAGACGAAGTAATCGTCACTATCAACAAGCACTTTGAATACTCACGTCTTATCGAAGACATCACTGAAGCTCAAGCATTAGCTTCTCTTCGCCAGTTCTACACTAGCGATGCAGGTTATGCCTTGGCTAAGCAAGTCGATGACGACATCTTTGCCTTAGGTAAGTCTTTCGGTGACGGTGATGGTTCTGACTGGACTAACTCAAACGTATACGAGTTGGGTACTGGCGGTGCTTTGGCTGCTTACGATGGCACTGTGTCTGCTAACGCATTCACTGACTTGACCATGCGTGAACTAGTACAAGCTATGGATGACGCTGACGCTCCTATGGACGGTCGTTCACTTGTTATCCCACCTGTACTACGTAATGCTATCCTTGGCATCGACCGTTACACTAGCTCAGACTTCGTTGCAGGTCGTGCGGTTAACAACGGCCAAATCGGTAACATCTACGGTGTAGACGTGTACGTAACTTCTAACTGCCCATCTTTGGAATCAAACGCTGCTCGCGTAGCTATGCTGTTCCATAAAGACTCTATGGTCTTGGCTGAGCAAAAAGGTGTTCGTTCACAGACTCAATACAAGCAAGAGTTCTTGGGTACTTTGTACACTGCAGACCGTTTATACGGTACTAAAGTTGTACGTCCTGAGACTGGCTTCGCAGTCGTAGTTGGTGCATAAGCACTAACGTTCTAAGGGGATTCTACGGAGTCCCCTTTCTCTTTTCTTTATTCGTTATCTTTCTTAGTAGGGGACTTACTAATGCCATTATACAGGGGCAGCGGAGGCGCAGGAGATTCATCTACAGATGCTTATGCGTCAACTATCTCTACGTACGCACAGACTGCTACTAACAAAGCTAATGAAGCATCCGCTAGTGCAACTGCGGCTTCTACGTCAGCAACTAATGCAGCCACTAGCGCAACTGCAGCTTCTACTTCAGCAACTAACGCAGCAACTTCAGAAACCAATGCATCCACATCGGCCTCAGGAGCTGCTACAAGCGCAGCTAACGCTGCCAGTAGTGCCACTGCAGCAGCCGCTAGTGAAACAGCAGCAGCAAGCTCTGAGAGTGCTTCAGCGACATCGGCTACTAATGCTGCTACTTCAGCAACTAATGCATCTACAAGTGAAACTAATGCAGCAACTTCAGCAACATCAGCAAGTACCTCAGCAACTAATGCAGCTAATTCAGCAAGTGCAGCAAGTACGTCTGAGAGTAATGCGTCAACTTCTGCTACAAACGCTGCTACAAGTGAAACTAACGCAGCCACAAGTGCTACAGCAGCACAGGCAGTCTTAGACAACATTGAAGGTTTCTTTCTAGGGGCACAAGCAAGTAATCCTACAGTTGACCTTAATGGCAATGCGTTGACTGCGGGCGACTGGTATCTAAACACTACTAACAACTCTACGTACATCTATGACGGTAGCAGTTGGAACACAATGAACCCAGACCTCATTGGTGACACAACGCCACAACTAGGCGGTACATTGGACGCCAATGGTAACTCCATTGACATGGGTACTAACACCATTACTGACACTAAGGTTGGTAACTGGGATACAGCTTATGGATGGGGTGACCACGGTGCTGTAGGGTACATCACAGGATACACAGTTACTGAGGGTGACGTAACGGCACATCAGGCAGCCCTAAGTATCACTGAGTCACAAATAAGCGATCTACAAACATATTTAACAACAGTTGACGGTTTAACTATTGACGGAGGCACATTCTAAATGGCGACCACGATTAAACATAAAAGAGGAACTGCAGCTCCTACTGGTGGTGATTTAGCCGCAGGAGAACTTGGCCTCGACACAACAAACAAAAGAATCTACACCAGTACTAATGGTACAGACATTATTGAAACTGGTGTAAACCCTGCCGCAGAAATCCAAGCAAACGCAGGTATTGCCTTACCAGATTCACAGAAGGCTACCTTTGGTGCTAGTGATGACTTGCAGATTTATCATGATGGTAGCAATAGTCGCATTGTTGATACAGGCACTGGGTCGCTGATACTGCAATCCAATCAGCTTGTATTTAAGAGTGCCGATGATTCAGAGATATTAGGTTATTCTGATGAAAACGGGGCATTTAATCTTTACTACAATGGTAGTCCCAAACTATCCACAACCTCCACAGGCATTGACGTAACTGGTACTGTTACTGCTGATGGGCTGACTGTTAGTAAGCCTGGTTCTCAACAGATTTACTTTGATCGCAATGGTAGTTCTATAGGCTCAGGAAGTATTGGCGCTGATGTTAGCCAGGCTATGGGCATATGGGATACTGACGACAACAAAGTTGCAACTTTTTATCAGAATCAAGATGTAGCCTTCTACGAAGACACTGGCACAACTGCTAAGTTCTTCTGGGATGCGTCTGCGGAGTCTTTGGGTATTGGTACTAGTAGTCCTAGCTATCCTTTACATATTTTAGGTTCACATACTATTTATGGAGCAGAACTAGCCACAAGCTCTACAGCTACTACTAGCTACAACGTCATGCGATTCACACAGGGTACAGGTTCTGGTGCGCCTATAGGTTATGTAGGTACTGGTGGCAGTGCAACAAGTAACTCAGGCTTCGCAGGTGCTTTTGGTATAGGTACGCAGACATCAGCACCAGTTACGTTCTTGACTAACGACGCAGAACGTATGCGTATCGACAGCAGCGGTAACTTGCTTGTTGGTAAGACTACAGCAAATAACACCACAGTCGGATTTACAGTGTATAACGACAATGGCTATTCGGTAGTTCGTGACAGTAACCCAGTAGGCATTTACAACCGATTGACAACCGATGGCGACATTGCAGTATTCCGCAAAGACGGCACAACTGTCGGGAGTATTGGTACTTATGATGGTCGTCCTTACTTAGCATCTACTACTTTAGGCATCCGTGTTTCAAATGCTTTGTTTCCGTCAAATACGTCAGGCGTAATTACAGACGGTGCTTGTGATATTGGTGGGGCATCGGGACGCTTCAAAGACCTCTACCTATCAGGCGAGGCTAAGGTGACTTCATCAGGTGTAGACGGCACGTATTCACCAATCTTACGGGGCATTTACTCTGGTAATAGCAACGAAACTAATACCATTGAAACAACAGTATCATCAGCTGCAGCAAACTCAGGCTTTAAGTTTAATGTATCAAACGGTGGCGGCTCTTCTGGCCAAACAGAAGCATTACGTATTACACGAGCAGGTACTTATGCGCCCTTGGGTATTCACTTAGGTGGCACAGGTTCGGCTAATCACTTGGATGATTATGAGACTGGGACGTTTACTCCTACATTAACCAACATATCAGGCGGTGCTATTACATATACTACCCAAACAGGACGCTACGCAAAAGTTGGTGATTTGGTAACAGTAGAGTATAAGATAACAGTTAATACCAATACACACACAACAGGAAATGTTGCAGTAGGGCTTCCATTCTCAAGTGGGTATAGTGGCGTTGTTGGTAACGGTTCTGTAGTTATAAACACAACAACGGTAAGCGATTTAACAGGGCATTCGTTCTTCTCTACTGATGCTAGTTCTCAGCTAACACGCTCAGGTGGTAACTATGTTACAGCAACGCAAATAACTAACGGCATTACTTTATCAGGATTTATTGTATACAGAACAGCTTAATTACCGCTAGTGGATTCTATCGGTGGACATTTAACAACAAGAGGATTTAACAATGGCACTTACTAAAGAACTAATCGTAGATAAAATTGAGATTGTCGCAGGTACAGACGAAGACGGTAACACTGTCAACCATGTACAAGTACGCACAGCTACACGAGTCTTAGAAGACGGTGAGGTACTCAGCAGCTCTTATCACCGTCATGTGGTTAGCGAAGGTGATGACTACAGCAACGAAGACGCTAAAGTACAAGCAGTGTGTGCAGCGGTATTCACATCATGATTACCTTAGACGACCTAATGACCTACATCAACATAGCCACAGCAGTAGTTGCCGTGGCTTCAACCATAGCAAGCATGACGGATACACCAAAGGACGATGAGATCATTGGTAAAGTCTATAAGGTGCTTAACGTCTTTGC